GAAAGAACGATGTAGTGATGGCATGGAGGAGAAAATAATGGTAAACAAGAAAGAATTTGAAGGTTACATCTGTGAGATCACAAATAAACCGATCAGAAAAATGAAGTTGTGTCCGGACAAGCAGCAGAAGCTAAAGGTTCGGATCAAGTGCGATAAGAGTTGTATTTATTGCGAGAAGGAAGTGATCGATAATGACCGATGAAGAAAAAAGAATGGTGGAATTTAACAACTACATAGATGACTTGATTAAATTTATGAATGGGGAAAACGATGACTTTGAACCGATTCCGATACCAAAAGAAGTTGATGATGAAATGCAGAAAGACAGTTTCTATTAATTGTTAAAGAAAGTTAAGGAGAAAGAATTATGGCAAAATTTAATATCGAAGTAGAACTTGATTGGATGGAAGAAGATTCCTATTCAATTGACGAAGAATTAAAAGAGAGAATCATTGAAGGTGTGGAAGATGCCCTTTTAAAGAAAGCAACACATGAAGCATTGAAAATGGTTGATGCAAAGATTGCTGAGAAGGTTAAAGAAGCAGAAGGAACAATTAATAAAGCAATCAATAAATTTATCGAAAATGTATGTTCCGAAAAGATTAATAATATTCAGATTCCTGAAAAATCAGGTGGTTGGAGTAATAAGATCACATATTATTCATTGTCTGAATATGTGGGGATGCAATTTGAAAGATTCATTAATGAAAAAAGATATGATCAAGATGGAAAATACAAAGATTGGGGCAATAATCGTTATTCAGCAGCAGAGCTACTTACAACAAATTATCTTAAAAAAGAGTTTGATACCAAGATTCGAAAAATGATTCAAAGAGCAAAAGATGAAGTTGAAATTGAGATCGTCAAATCACTTGAACAGAAGCTGAAAGAGAATCTTGCAAAAGACACTATTGAAAAGATGAATATTCCAGAAGTTTTGAAAAAGCTGCAATCAGGAACCCTTGGAATGATTGAAGAAAAGGGACAGTAAGCATGTTTGGAGGATAATTTATGATCGTAGGATTTTTAAGCGGATTATTCATTGGATCGGTAGCTGGTGCAGCAGTAATGGCATTATGTCAAGCAGCGAAAGAGAGGGATGATCTATGAGCAACAGAAAGACGATAACAGCTTTCCTAGAAAATCTGTTATACGAAGAAAAATTATGTGGTATGGGGATGTACTGGGCGAAAGAAGTAGTTGTAGATTACGGATCATCAAAAGCTAAGACAAAAAGAATTGATTTTATGCAGTATATACCAGACGGACAGTGTAGCATATCGTCCCTGGAAAAAGGAATTTTCATTTGCTATGAAGTAAAAAGCTGCAAAGAAGATGTTTACAGCGGAAATGGACTAAATTTCTTGGGAGAGAAAAATTATATAGTAACAACAATGCAGTGTTATGAAGATCTATTGCCAGACATTCAATCTGGAAAGTTGGACAGATACATAAAACAAAATTATCCAGAGTCTTATAATCATTATGGAATCATGGTTGCCATGCCTAGAGGATGTTGGAAAGATGACAAATCTGATAAGAAAATAACGGATAGAAGCATAACGGATGAATGGCATTTAGTTATTATGAAAAAATGCGGTAAAGCATTAAGGCGAAAAAGCTTAGTAGAATTATTATTTTGTATGCTTAGAGCGAAAGGAGAATGAAAAATGTTTAAAGTCAAGAAGGAATCAACAGAGAAGATATATACAGTATTTGCTGTCCAGAAAGATAAATTCGGTGGTACTGAATTTCTTATTTATGATGAGACATGGGGCTGGGTATGGCGATCTCCGATAGATTATGCACCAGTGGAGGAGTAAATGAACAAACGACAATTTAAAAAAGAAGTCAAGAAATTTTTATTAATAAATAAATCATGCAAAGAGGCAAGAAGGGAATGGAATATAGTAACAAGACACTATTCTGATTATAAGAAGATTAGGGGCGTTGAAAAATTGCGACAAAAAAACTTAGCAAAAGTAAGGAAACGTCAAAGAATAAATGGAATGACAAGGATTTATTCATAATAGGAGCAGAAATAACATGACAAGAGAAGAAAAAATAAACAACTTATTTCTTTTCTGCCAGCTGAATCTGAAAAAGGGCTGCAAGGGTTGTGACTTAGATAAAACTACAGATAATTGTAATTTTGCCGCTTTACCAGATGAGACAATTAATAAGTTATATAAGAGTATAGAAAAATACTGTAAATACGATTTGTTAAATCTAGTTAGCCAGATCAAAATATAAACGGAGGAATAGTCATGGAGAGATTAACCGAATACAGATGTGGAGTAGCAGTTATCAGAAACAAAAACCTTATCAATAAGGCAATGTATGATCTTGCACGTTATGAAGATACAGGGTTGACACCAGAAGAAGTCAAAGCAATGAAAGATAGTAAGAGTGATCAGGTGGATTATTCATTACTGGAGTATTACAAAACAATAGGAACTGTTGTAGAGTGCAGAGAAGCTCGAGAAAAGCAGAAAGTATTAAAAATGATCGTAAGACATGATACGGATACAAAATGTAAATGCGGATACTTGTTTTCGTTTTCAGCTGATGTAGGAACTGGAGAAAGATACTATGATGTAAGAAACGAATCAAAGTCTAATTACTGTCCAGAGTGCGGTCAGAAATTACAGTGGAATGATAAAGAATAAAAAAATAGGAGTGCTTGCGCAACTCCCAAATAAAAACTATGTGAAATCATTATAAATGAAATAGAGGAGGAGCGCAAGTATGTCAGAACAGGCAATTATATTAACAAAAGATATGTTAGAAAAGATTATTGTAATATCATCTGAAAATGCGGCCAAAGTAGCTATTGACAAGGTTGAGAAAGAAAGAACACATCAGATCAAACGACAATCAAATAAAATGCTGCATAATACAAAATTATTATTAACCACTTATAGAGAATTAAAATGTAATGCAGAAGAATCTATTTATGGAAAAACACAGATGCAAGAAAGTGCAGCAGATATCTTAGACACAATGATGAATGTATATGATGATCATATCATTGTTGATTCTATCAGAAGAAGTGCAACTAGAACTGCAATCATGGTCCAGCATATTGAAAAAATGTTGGAAATATATGAAATGTATGCTAAAGCTGGCAATTGTATTGACCAAAGACAATATGATGTAATTTACCAAATGTATATTGCACCAGAGAAGAGTTCAGTAAGTAAATTAGCAAAGAAACATCATTGTTCCAAAGAAACTATTTATAAAGACATACATATTGTAATACAAAAATTATCCTCTCTAATCTTTGGAATTGACGGAATTAAGGGATTTCGTGAGTGATTGATATCGATATTCAATTACAAAATAAGTACATTGTAATTACAATATATATATGTTAAAATTATAGCTGTAAAAATTTAATCACATTATCTTGAGCTCCTTATGGTTTTATAGGGAGTTCTTTTTTTATTAAGAATATTATGTAAAACAACAAACGAATGAGAGGTGGTGATATGCCAAGGGCAAGAGACCCTAATAGAGATAGAGCTTTTGAAATTTATAAAAAGCATAATGGAGAAATCCAAAACAGAGAAATATCCAAGAAGCTTAATGTATCAGAAAAAACGATAAGTGGATGGAAATGCAAAGATAAATGGAATGATAAATTGAACGGAGTACTCCAAACAAATACGGAGTACTCCAAACCGAAAAAAAATATAAAAAAGAAAGCCGTTGTTGAAGAAGTTGATAAGGTTATGAAAAATGACGAATTGACTGATAAACAGCGGCTTTTTTGCATCTATTATGTGAGGTGTTTTAATGCTACAAAGGCATATCAGAAGGCATATGAATGTAGTTATGAAACAGCTATGGCAAATGGATATAAGACACTCAGAAATGCTCAGATAAAAAATGAAATCAATAGTCTTAAGCAAGGCAGACTCAACAGAGAATTTCTAACCGAAGAGGACATATTTCAAAAATATATGGACATTGCTTTTTCTGATATTACAGATTATGTTTCGTTCGGAACAGAAGAAATTCCGCTCATAGGAATGAACGGACCTGTCAAGATAGAAAATCCAAAAACAGGAGAAAAGGAAATTCTGAAACAGAAAACAAATTATGTTAGAGTCAAGGATTCTTCTGCTGTAGATGGGACGATTATATCTGAAGTCAAGCAAGGGAGAGATGGACTGAGCATCAAGCTAGCAGATCGAATGAAAGCCTTGCAATGGCTAACAGACCATATGGATATGGCAACAGCAGAACAGAGAGCAAAAATCGAACAGATTAAAGCAAACACAGGAACATCTAAAGAGACTGATGCTGTGATGTCTTGGATGGAAGCAGTGAAAGAAGCGAGGGGATCAGATGAATAAAGAACTACATGATTTCCTAGTTGACAGTCTCCCACAATGGCAGCAGAACCCAGTTCAATTTTTTGAAGAGGTTCTTTCGTTCTATCCCGATGAATGGCAAAAAGAAGCTGCTGTCGCTTTAAAGGATAATCCTAAGGTAACAATAAAGTCTGGACAGGGTGTTGGGAAGACGGGATTTGAGGCTGCGACACTGCTGTGGTTCTTAAGTTGCTTTGAAAATGCAAGAGTTGTTGCGACAGCCCCGACACTTCATCAGTTGAACGATGTCTTATGGGCAGAAGTTTCAAAATGGCAGAGCAATTCTCCGTTATTAAAAGAAATACTGCAATGGACCAAAACAAAAATATCTATGATCGGCAGTAAAGAACGCTGGTATGCAGTAGCGAGAACAGCAACCACTCCAGAAAATATGCAAGGATTCCATGAGGATAATATGCTATTTATCGTTGATGAAGCTTCTGGTGTTGCAGATCCGATCATGGAAGCAATCTTAGGTACTCTGACAGGATCAAATAATAAATTGCTACTTTGTGGAAACCCGACAAAAGCAAGCGGTACATTTTACGACAGCCATACATCGGATCGTAAATTATATTATTGCATCACTGTAAACTCCGCAGAGTCTAAAAGAACTAATAAGGACAACATTGATTCTCTGATCAGGAAATATGGAGAAGAAAGTAATGTTGTCAGAGTCAGAGTAAAAGGATTGTTTCCTAAACAGGATGATGATGTTTATATGCCTTTGGAAATGTTGGAAGCATCGATCATCCTGGAAGAGATACCACCAGCTGATATTTGCACTTTGGGAGTCGATGTGGCCCGTTTTGGTGATGATGACACAGTGATCGCAAGAAATATGAATAACAAGATCACACTAGAAAAGATTAGGCATGGTCAAGATCTAATGAAAACTGTAGGAGATGTTGTTGTAGAGTGTAGGAATATCAAGGAAAAGTTTAAATATAAAAAAACAATATATGTGATCATAGATGATACTGGTCTTGGTGGAGGAGTAACAGATCGTTTGAATGAATTAAAATCGGAAGGAAAGCTATCTGGTGTAGTTATCGTTCCGGTTAATTTTTCTGCTGCCGTTCCAGACAAGAAAGCAGCAGAAAAATATCATGATATCACATCTTATGCATGGTCCATATTAAGAGATATGTTAGAAGAAAAAGAAGCAGTATTACCAAATGATACAGAGCTTATCGCACAATTAAGTGCGAGAAAATATGATCTTAGTTCATCAGGGAAGATACGACTAGAATCAAAAAAAGCAATGAAAGAACGCATCGGAGAGTCTCCGGACCGGGCAGATGCTGTTGTTTTATCTTGCTACAGAAACAAAATTAAACCAATCAGTGTTCCAGGAAGTGATGTTGGAACAAAAGATAGTTACTGGAGGTGAAATAGCATTGTATGATGAAATAGGTCGCATCGGTCAAAATCGGTGGGGCGGTAGCTTTTACGAAGAATTTCTCCTAGAGCTGAGAGGACAACGAGGAGTAAAGGTATATACAGAAATGGAATCTAACGACGATGTGATTGGAGCAATCATATTTGCGTTGGATACATTGCTTAGACAGGCACAGTTTTCCGTAGAGCCACAGGGAGACGATCAAAAGGATATAGAGGCAGCGGAGTTCGTTGAGTCTTGCATGGATGATATGCAGGACACATGGACTGACACAGTATCGGAAATATTATCATTCCTTACATATGGTTGGTCGTATCATGAGATCGTATATAAGAGGAGATCAGGGCGGACAGGAAATCCTAAGACGAACAGCAAATATGATGATGGTTTGATTGGATGGAGAAAGCTTCCTATCCGATCACAGGATTCGTTGTATCAATGGGAGTATGACAATGAAGACAATCTTATCGGCATGACGCAGATGCCACCGCCAAATTTTGGACTTTATACGATCCCACTGGAAAAGGCAATCCATTTCAGGACCAGATCCAGAAAAGGAAATCCAGAAGGAAGGAGTATCCTGAGAAATGCTTATCGTTCCTGGTACTTTAAAAAAGGGATTCAGGAATTTGAAGGGATCGGGATTGAAAGAGATCTCGCTGGTATACCGATGGTCACACCACCAGAAGGTGTTGACTTGTATAATCCAGATGATCCCGAAGGCTCAAGAATGTTAACCTGGGCTTATAGTTTGGTAAAGAATGTCCGACAAGACAAAAGTGCTGGAATCGTGTTACCACCGGGATTTAAGTTCGAGCTTGTTTCCACAGGTGGAAGCAGACAGATTGATACGAACGAGATCATAAATCGTTATGATAGCCGCATAGCAATGACAACGCTTGCGGATTTTATTCTGTTGGGGCATGAACACACTGGATCATTTGCACT